TCACGATTGGTAAATACTCAACAGGAGAGACATCTGGACTTGGTTCATCCCAGATCGTTGATAGAGCTATGCTCAAATCTAACCCAGTTTGATTTATAGCCCACACTAGTGGGTGAAGCATCAGGTGATCACCTGATAGATCACCGAGCCCAAGGGCCCTTTCACTATAGGGTACCGAACTCTTCTTGTAAAGAACATCAATAGGCAAAGCCTCATTGAGTTGTTTGTCTAGAAGAGCTGTTTTAGCCATTAAGTTTTGGGAACGTTTCTCTCTCAATTTCTCATTGAAAGTTTCACGTTCGATCAAGCAAGGTGAGGTGAGCCCTGTGAAGGGTGCCTCACAGCCAGATCTAACCCAAAGCATAAAGCTAAACAGTACCTGTTCTTTTGAACTCAAGAACGGATACAAACCATAGTGGCCTGTATCTGGAGAAATGAAATCCCTATTTAAAAGAATATCTACAAGTTCAAGCATGCTTTGCATGTCGTTCTTGGTTAAGATATTCCTTTTAATGGATGACATCTCTTTCCCCTTAAGAATTAACCGTTTGGTAAATTCTATCTGGGAATTCTTTGAATCACCTATTACTGATTTAGATTTGTTTATGGTTAAACCAAAAACATCTTCAATCAGATACTGGTATTCATCTGCTACCTCCTTATTTAATATTACTATGTCATCTCCCAGAAGCTTATAATCGTGGAAGAACTTTAAAGGTAAACCTTTCTTAGCTCTACAACGAGAGTAAGCAAACTGGATGATATCATGGTGGAACAGGCTAAATGAAGGAAATGAAGAGAGTAAGCCTAAAGGCTGACCGACTTCGAATCTCAAATTTTGACCTGTTTCCTTAACTAGGAAGGTCCGATCCGTCATTACTGAAAGCCAAGCTTCGCTTAAGGCTCGACCACCCAACAGCTCCAGCCGGAATGCCTGCACCCCTGCAGGCAATCTATCTGAGGCTGCTGTTAGATCGAAACAATAAGTACTTTTACCAATACTCATCTCGATAAGGGATTTAAAACCCTTATCTTGATCGGCAGTAGCATCTGTACTTAATGTCCTTAATGTGTTATACAGAGAATTTTGTATAACCTTTAATGAAGTCTGACTCCAGTAATCTGCAATAGCAAATACTCTTGTCTTCCCGCCTGGTTCGGCTTTAAAACCTAACCTACCGGTAAGATAATTTGTATTGCTATCAACGGTTCCTGCCATATTATACATCCATCTTGTGATCCAATCCTGATTTAACTCAGAATTTAATCGCTTTATAGATGATGATAAGACAGGATCGTCAACGACGGCACGAGCATCAAGATGTGAACAACTTACTGCAGGACCATTAGGTCCTTTAGATAATGTTGTAAACACATGAGGTTCGTAACCATCGTTACGCAGGTGTAAAGAACCTAAGTACCAAGGGAACTTATGAGTAAATTTCTTCAACCATATCTTAAATTCCTCAGTTGTTTCTTCGAACCCAAACCGGTTTGGTAAGGGATCATCGATAGACTGTGGATGATAATCTATGGGAAGAGTTATAAGCTCATAAGATCTTGCGATAGTTAGGCAAATCCTCTGGTAGTTCCTATCACCTTTAATGAGTGGTCTTAAAGACCACAAGGTTTTAGGAATTCCATCGGAATCTACTTTACACCACGGAATAGGTTGAGCATCGAGCTCTAGGAACTTGTCGCGTAAGAATGCGTGACAAGCTTTGTAGTGTTCTAGTGTGTGACGTTTTCCATGTTTACGAATGTAATCATGGATTCCTGTTTCATACTTGGTCCAAATCGTGTTTACACGAACTAACTCTGAGTCTCTCAAACATAGAGAAGCTATAAAAGCCAATCTGTTTTTGTTTGATCTCATGGTTGTTGTGTATACAACATTTGAATCTGCTCTCCCAACGGATAATTGTTGGTGCCACCAGTTGTAATACGATGACCAAAGAAACAGATACCCGGAAAAGAGGCAGAAGCC